AGCGGCTGGCGTATTATCAGTGTCGGCGTATACGATCGTGAATGCATCGTACAGAGTATTTGCGACGTTACCAGAAGCGGTGCCGGTCAAGTTACCTGTTACGTTACCTTCGATGTTCGCTACGAGGGTTGCTACTGTATAGCCAGTTGCGCTGATGTTGACGGAGTTTGCAAGTGCGAGGTCTTCTTGTGAGCCGACGAACGCTTTAAATTTACCATCTGTTGCGTCGCGGAAGATACCAGCATAAAGGTCTTGAGTGCCCGAAGTGTCGTAGAGCCCGACAAAACCGATGTCCAAGGTATCTGTTGCGTTGTTATTCTTAGACAGTTGGATCAGGGAGTCTGCGACCTGGAGGTTCGTGGTGTTTACGGTCGTCAGTGTACCGTTAACCGCAAGGTTACCAGTAACCGTCAGATCGTTGACGCCAGTAATATTACCAAGATCGTCAATGATGACAATCGAGCCCTGAATTGATTTGCCTGTCGTACCGTTGTAACGTGTGATCGCGTTATCGGTAGCAGACGCTGGACCAACTACATCACCAGTACCAGGAGGACCTACAGGAACTCCATTAACATAGAGACCGAATGCGTTAATCGTACCAGGGCCTTGATCGCCTCCGGTTGCACCAGGCATATACTGGCCTTGAGCAAATGTTACTGCAGTACCAAGAGTACCTGCAACCATCGTCTGAAGAGCAATTGAACCATCTTCTGTTCCGTCAGTTGGATCCAAGATTGACGCAAGCACTTTTGCATAGGTAGTATAGTTTGTTGCGTCATCTTTGCCCGTGAGATCGATTGAAGCATATGCGCCGACTGCTGCTAAAGTCGTTTCCAGGTCGAGAACTTGTACACCTGCGCCCAAATTCGTCGCAGTAAGTTTAGCGCCCGTAAGCGTACCCGTTGCAGTAAGAGCAAGGATTCCAGTAAAGTTACCAGAATCGTCAAGAGTGACTGAGCTGTCTTGGATAAGTTTTCCTGTAACACCATCGAAGCGTGCTACGCGATTATCCGTAGCGGACGCGGGCCCAACAACCAATGTAGCATCATATGCTTTCAGTGTGTTAAGTGCATCACTTACTTTAGCGCCTGCTACTGTTGAATCATTGCCCGAATCAGATGCAAGCAGATTGTCAATTAGCTCGGGGGGGAGTAATGTCGTCATGGTTTTCTTCCTTCTTATTTACGGTCTAAAAATACGGGCTTCAACATTTGTTACGCCTACTGGAATAGTGCTTGTAAAGTTTACCTTAGGAGATCCTCCGGTTGTGATCGTCCACTCAGTGTCGTTTTGTTTTAAACCGTTATAGTGTATTTCTAAATTGGCTTCAATTAAAGGATCAATTGCCAAATCTAAAAATGTAGTTACCCCTGGAGTGAAATCTGCAGGAGATGTAAAAACTTGTACTGTGCAAGAAGCTTTAGTTAATGTTGCGTTAAGATAAGTAACCAGCTGCGGAATAGTAATCCTATTTGAAAATATTCCGCCTGTATCCGTCTCAAGCTGCATCCCACCAACAACTGCCCCGGCGAGAACTAGATCATTAATCTTTTTTGCCATCTATTTCACCTACGCGCCAATAGAAACTCGTTGATCCGCTTCGGGAGTAATTCTTGTATCTCCCTCAGAAGTGATTCTTACAGTAAGCACAGGAGGAAGTATCGCAACAATACCACTTGAGATATTAGTCCCTGATCCTGCCCTCGGAATTCCTAATCGTATACCTAATGCCATTAAAACAACCTTACCATAGCGGTAGCACTTGTTCCTGTTGCGTAAACTTTGGTAACTAATACTGGAAGGGAAGTGCCTCCAAAAACGCCTACGAAAGTAATGTTTGTACCTGTTTTTGCCATATCGACGGTAACATCTCCACCAAGCCCAATATAAATAGCAGAGGGTTCATCAAATACCACACCATCGTTGGGAGTCACTATTTCTGCCTGATCGGCTATACCTTGACTTTCATCTAACATGTGTATTCCCTTCTAGATTACTCGGAATTGTGCTACCAGTCCTTTGCTTGCAAGTGCCTTAAGGGTACCTGAAGTGTCTAGATTAGCTGCTTGCTGTCCGTATCGTGTTAACATCAAGCCGCTGCCCAAATCCATACTGTATTTCTCTGTAGCATCTCCTACTGTGTGCTCGGTAAGATTACCGCGCTCTTCTGTAAGTGCTACGAAATGTGCTGCAAGATAGAGTTCGATCTGTTTCTTGCGGGCATCTGATAATCCTGAGTTAGCTAAATCCTCGGTAACAAGAAGGTCGGCAGTGGCGATAAACAGAGTAGTATCCCTACTCGTATCCACCACTGCCTTAACCTCTGCATCTGTTACCAGAGCTGCCATCTTACAACCCTACGGCTGCTTCAGGCGCTGTTGGCTCATCTGCCTTCGCTTCATCGTTAGCACCAGCTTTACCAGCATTAGCTGCTTTCAAGGTCTTCGCTGTAGCATCAGCAGTTTCCTTTTCGGCAGCTTTTTGCTTAGCATCGGCTGATGCAGTTTCTTTCGCTTTCTGGGCAGCTGCATCTTTAGGCTCAAACTGATCCTTAAATGCTGCATACTGAGAGTCTGAAAGAAGCACTATCGCACCTTTAGCATGAACTTTCAAGGCGCCGTCTTCACGGGTCGAGAAAGCTTTAGCTGTGAGGCGATACTCTTTTTTTGTAGGTTTTTGCTCAGCCATTTGTGCCTCCTATTAGACGCTATAGTGTGCAATACCAGATTGGCTTGCAGCGTCAGACTTCATACGAGGAGCCATGATAGCCATGACTTTGAAGTTGACAACCATTCCACCATTGGACTCCCACTGCAGCGTGGTCGGTTGCATACCATCGATCATGTCAACGACATCGGCCGTCAACTGAACCATGATAACTTGACCAGCAGCACCGCCAGGAAGATTGCGCGAAATCTTGATGAACTCAAGATCAGGCATTTCCAGCAGACGCGTCAGGATAGACTTGTCGCTATTCGCTTTGAAGTCACCCAGCAGCTTGTTGTAGTAGTCGATCGGAACATACAGACCATAAGGACCGTTGTAGTTGTCGCCTTGCAGTGCAAGAATCATTGCAAGAACTTCAGCTACGATCGTTTCGCCTGTCGTACCTACGAGTGCCCAGTTCGAAATGCTGCCCGTATTACGGTTCGGAGCTGTTTTATAGCCACGAACAGTTGAGCCTTGCATTTGGATCGAAGCATAGCCATCGAAGAGCATCGTTTCAGTACGCTCAGAGACCAAGCGCGCAGCGAGAGAAGCTTGCGTGGTGTCGAGTGACTGTCCCATATTCCGTGAGGCTTCAAGAGCACGAATGTTGATCTTGAAATCTTTATGGATGATAGGGAGCGGAGTGCCTTCCAGGGCGTACGTTACACGATCGCCTTGACCTTCGGTAAGACCAGACATATTGATCTCAGCAGGACCCATGTCAGAGACTTTTTCCCATTCGACCCTTGTGATGCCAAGAGCATTTGCTACTGGCAGACGAAGACCGCGAGACAGAAGATCACCAACGCCCACGAGGCGCTGACGAGCAACTTGTACTACGGTTTGGTCAAAGAGTTCCCACTCGTTCTTACGCAGAACGTCGTTGGTCCTCAGGGAGTTGACGTTGAACTTGGAACCGAGGAGTGCACTTGCAACTGCCCCCATACCAGAAAAACCGCCACCCGATGCATTGATTGTATCAATGCTTACATCGTTTTGATTAGACATTAGAGTACCTCCACTTTAAGACGAACTGGTGTACCACCACCTGAGTTGTCAACGCTTTCTAGAGCTATTGCAACAACGGAGTTTCTTTGTGCAGAAGAAGTTGCGGCTGCAACAACTACTTTACGAAGAGTTCCATCACCGGCAGACTCAAGGAAGTCGCCTCTCGTGATTGCTGGAGCAGCTGCAGCTACGAGGGCATTTACCTCGTTGCAACCGTCACAGATCATGTAGAAACAGGTATCGTCAGCCGCGTAGTCAACGGAAATCTCTTTGGCGGCGAGTTCGTTCTCGACCGCGAATTGAGTTTTTGCATTGCCTGCTGCTGTTGAGTGCTTACGGATTTTGCCCGTAGACATCGTCTCAACAAGGTGTCCAGGAGTAATTGCAGCATTAGCTTGCGCTTCCCGCATTACCCTTTCGCCTTTGAGTAGGATTGTGTTAAGAGCCATTTTGTTTCTCCTTATTAGGCTGTTTTAACGGGGAACGCGAGGGGAGCCGGAGGAATGGCTTCGCTATCACCACTGTTAGCTTTCACAGCCCCAGCGCCAGCCCGACCTTCGTAGGAAGGGGTTTTTGCCAGTTTGGAAAGTTTACGCAGTTGAGACAGTTCCATTGCCTTCAGTTCTTTTTCGGTGAAGGAATTGCGATCGTGCTTTACCAGCTCTTTCACAATGGTCTCTTTTTCCGAACGGTGCATCCGGAGACCTTCGTTAAGAACGTCCTGCATTTCTGCTGGAGCGTTTTTAATAAAGTCTTCAGGTGTTGCTGCTGCATTAGCCGCAAGCTTTGCGTCTTCTGCAGTCTTTGCATCGGCAGCTGCCTTTGCATCTTTTTCCTCTTGCGTTTCAGCTTCGGCACCTTCTGCAGCGGCCGAACTGTTAGCAACAGGAGAAAGTTTGTTCAGACGTTCGACAGGCAGCTCAGAGAGCCACTGACGATCGTCTTCGCTGTACTGAGTTGCTGAGTTAGCAATCAGTGCATCAATGACTTCTTTATTCGCCATGATAGTACTTCCTTCCTTGATGTTAATAGGTACAAAATCAGTCACGGGACGTACTTCCGTAACCGCGCCTCCAAGGGTCACAGGACCCCCGTCCGCTACAGAGAAGCTTCTTTGGAGAAGCAACCCATCGAAGCCCTTTGTATAAACAAAGGCGCTGTCGAATACCGCAACGATACTGAAATACTCTTCCGGCTCAACACTCGCAAGTGCTGCCAAAAGAGCCTGACGAATATCGTAATCGCTTTCATTTGCCTGAAATTTGAATATGCCTTTAAACTTATCACGAAGACCGGCGAAGAAGCCTTCTCCCGCTTCCTTTTCACTCATTTGTTCCTCCGCAGTATATGATTGTATTCCGCCTTTTTTAATTTTGGTCATTTTCTTTTTCTTGGTGGCGTCTTTTTTATTGTCAGTAACATTAACACCGCATTTGCCGCCGCACGCACAGCCATCAGCAGCGCTATTGACCCTAGGCCCGCCACAACCATCTTCAATGCTACAAGCGCCAATTGTTCCCTCCGGAAGAATTGCTAAGTGATCTGGCACAACCATATTCCAGACACCATTATATTTTTCGCCTTCAAAAACACCCTCGGCTCTCTGCACTTTCGCAAAGAGCCCGGTTGATACTTCGACGAGAGCACCGCTCTCAAGTCGCATAATTCCTTTTTCTACTGTGTCGCCGGCTGCTTTTACTTTGTCAAGATTGATCCAAGCTTCGGTCAGAAGCTTCTTACCATCGAGCTTCGTATTAAACATGAAACCTAAGGATTCTTTTGCAAAGGTGTCTGGAGTTTGAGAGGCACTTACTTTCATGCCTTTAACTTCGGGATGATCGAATGTTATTGGACGTCCATTCCAAGCTGTAGGGAAGAGTCCGAAAACTTCAGCGAGGGCAAGTTCAGGAGAGTCTGCATTGCTTGCGTGAATTACGCCTTCGACGAGCGCAACAATTGGGACGACAAGATGTTCGACGCCATCAAACGTTTCTCGTCTAACTGCTGCTGGATCAATTTCTGCGAGTACATTAAAAGATTCCATTTCGCCTTGGGAGTGACTATGTGCTTTGGGGTTAGCATGTTCTGCGGCTCCTTGCTTCTTAGCTTTCGCCTCAGCATCTGCGCCGGTATAACAGTGTCCAGAGGGGCCAAACTTTTTGCCCTTCTTTCCACCTATTTCACAATCCATTACAGGCATAATGAGTCCTCTGAAAATCTGACTTTATTATTAATTATAACATGGGAACGACAAAAAATCAACAGGAATTTTGGTCCCTTAACTCGTTGATTTAATTGGGAATCCAAAAATAATTTTAGGCCCCTGTTCCTTTTACTGGCAGTGTTGTGTCCGCAGGAGCTCCCGGAACTGACGGAGCGGCTGGTTGAGGTGGTGAAGGGATTACGCCTTCGACAACATCCGGAAGGTCAAGCATTCTACGCGCTTCAAGTGGCGAAATAAATGCGTTCGGCTCTGAGAAAGACTTAGTCAGATTAATAGTCGCACGAGCTCTTTGTGCCATCGTTTGTGCATTTTCAAGTGGCGTCATTTGGAAGTTTGGTGGCCAATTGTATTTCAGGTTCTCTTCAGACAGCTCTGGGAGAATACCTGCTTCAGATAAAGTGATAATGGTCGGGGTCAACATATTTGGCTCGACGTAGTTCTTCCGGCGTTCATTAATACGATCTGCCCAGTTAGCACGATCTTGGTCGGAAGCTAGCTGACCAGCTTCTGCTCCAATCAAAATACGTTGCGGAATGCCTGTAGCACCAGAAATAAGAGACATAATCATGCTAAACGTGTTCTTGGGATCCGGAACTTCACTACCCAGAGATTTGATCTCGACACCTCTTGTGCGGATCCATCTGCGTAATTGGTGCTGGTATTCGTCCAATTCATCGCCCAAAGCTTCAGCATCTTCCTTGGATAATTCGGCATCTTTATCGATATTTGCCTGCATTCCACGGTTAGCAGTAAGCCAATATGTCTCAGAAGTACCACCAGAAACCTTTAGAAGATCGTCCAAAAGGTTGTAAACTGCCTCCAAACGTGGCGTTCCGAGGAAGTTATTCTCCAAAGTGTCCTCAGCTACGTGAATAACGCGTGAATAGTGTGCTAGGAACTGTGTAGCCTTGATTGTCTTGCTAATTCCGCCGGTCGTCGTATTTCCACCGAGGAGCGTCAAAGGGTCCTGGGTGGTTATTTTGTACATCAATGGCATCCCAAAGCGAGGCGAGGTCGGTTCGTTGTCAACCTCGAGGATTTCCGCGTTAGGTTGCGCATAAGGCTGCAAATACAGCAGTTTGTTGTCGGTTTTCTTGCGAATTGGCTTTTCTAGCTTCGAACCATCGCTAATTCCGCACAAAAGCACTGAATAATTGCCCAAACCAGCAAGTTTATCGACTCTTTCAAGCTGTTTCCAGAGCTGTTGTTCGGCGATAATCTTCTCCCAAGGGGCTTTAAAACCGTCAGGACCCTCAACAATTGGAGGGGTTCTCCACGTAGCAGACGCAGGAGCGTTCACGATACGCTTAGCTACGTCTTGGCGCAAATACTTGGTAACAAAGTCCTGAAACACCAGATTACGCGTGTAACCGAACGTTTTATAGAGGTCTCGCTTACCATTGAACGAAATACCTGCCCGAGTTGCGAGGGAAAGACGATCCAAGATCGCCGTAGCCATCGATTTGATTCCTTTTTGTTCCGTCATAGTCATCTCCTTATTGTTTACGTCCAAACACGACACCTTTAACTACTTCACCTGAAGCAACCGATTCATTAGTACGCCCAGAAGTACCTGCACGTCCGAAAGTTCCTGCTTTAGCCTTCTTCTCAAATAGCTCATTATAGCCCTGCGACAAAGTATCGCCTTGGTCATCATGGTTCCCATTAGGCATTTCAACAAGCTCGTCGAGCATGATTTGGTTCCATGGGCCTCTCAGCATATAAACGCGTCCATGTTCTACTGCCGCGAAGAAAGGCTCCAACCGCGTCATCTTATCGCCCGTATGTTTGCGTCCGTTGATCGAGTATGCCGGACTATCTGAAATATAGCTATCGACGACTGCTTTACCTGACGATCCAGGTTCTTGCTCGATGATGACCTTAACTTTGATCCCGTCATTATCTAAAACATCCTTGAACAACGATTTAACGCCCCCAGGAGCAAGCTGTTTGCGTTTACAGTCCCAAATGTAGAAGTCGTTATTACGCACATCTTTAGCTACGCCAGTGCCGACTGTCCAGTCTCCAGCGTCTTGTGTACCTGCAAGATCCCAACTACGCAGTTTCTTAAGGAATGCCTCGTCTGGTAGCACGTCGACGATCGTGACATTCTTGGGATTGAAACTTGCCGAAGAAGCAGGTTTCGGTTGTTGTTGCATGATAGCCGAGAAGTAGTAGGACGTCATCGTCTTCTCTAGGCTTTTAATCGCCGACGCTGGGTATCTTGCTGGCCAGAGGACTTCTCCCATCGCACGACCCAAGAGATCAGTCGCCATTTGTTCCGGAGTATCAATACGTACAGGGATTTGAATTTCTTCCCATTCAGAGTCCGGTAAAGCCAGAAGTCTACCTGATAGATCATCTTTATGCCACCTCGTTGCGATGATGATTGCAGACCCACCAGGAGCAAGACGTGTCATTGCGATCGTTGAGAACCATTCGAATACTTTATCACGATGCGTTTCAGACATCGCCTCTTCAGGGTTCTTGAAATAGTCGTCCACCATTAAGAGGTGAGCACCACGACCATACAAAGCACCACCAATACCAACTGACTTCATACCTCCGCCAGCCCTTGTCATCCATCGACCAACCTGTTGTGCATCATCTTTAAGTTCAATGTTCAGTAGATGCTCACCTTCGAGCAAATCGCTATCCATCGTAATGGTATCGCGGACCTTGCGACCAAAGTCCGTAGCAAGATCTGCACCATACGATGCGAGGATAATTTCCCAGTGTTGGTAATGCATAAGGGCCCACACTGAAGTCCAGTGAGAGATCAACTCGGACTTACCATGTCGAGGAGGTAGACTAATTATTAATCGAGCGTTGCCTTGTGCAAGCCGGTTAGCAATTTTGGCTGATAGAAGCATTAAATGGGGAGCAGCAATCCATTCACCATGAGATACTCGGTTGGCTAAAGTAGCGGGAGTCATCTTATATGCATCGGGACCAATCAGATCTTCCAAAGCAGAGAAATCCAACATCTGGGGAGGAAGATCTAAGGGCTGATAGATTTGTTCACTACTCGGAGGAATCGTCGTCGTCATGACTGTCCTCCGAATCGTCATAGAAATCAAGCTTAGCCCCTTTTTGAAGATTTTCTTTTCCAGATATCATTCGAAGATTGCTAATTGCCCAACAATCTTTAAAAGACTGCTCGTAAACCGTTGATATATTAAAAGAACTATGCGGGCTAATGTGATCGAGATGGTGTCCTAAACGAAAACTTTTAACCAACGATATTCCCTCACGGGCTTTCAACTCTTGGCGAAGATGCTTCTTTAGCTCGAACAACCGATAACCTAAATAGTGTTCTAGGTTAGTATGAATGTCAGCAGGAATGTGTTGGAGCTCATTTTTAATGCGGGTAACTATGTAATGCCTAAGGCGAGCTCCTGCATCAGTTTGTCTCCGTTCCTTTGACAATGCATTCTTACAATCACGGCAGTATGATCCCCGTTCGCCTGTTTCTTTCGAGTGTATTGGAAAAGCATTGAGTTCCTTTCTCTGGGAACATTTCACGCAAGTTTTATGTGTCGCCCCGGACTGGCGGGAAGCTGGAGTTGAGGTGGTTCCGATTTCCGCGGCGGTTGCCTGTCCTTTTACGTCAACTGGTTGGATTCGTGAATTCATTAAACCGTTTCCATTTCAGGCTTAATGTTGTTCAATGGAGCAGGTTGCTTGTTGACTCGCAGCACAAGTTCCTGTGCGAGGGCTAAGGCATTCTCATCCTTCAACAGCAACTGCAGCTTATTGCGGTTTGAGGTCTTACCGTCAATCAGCTCGGTTGTGTTGTTGTCGATTGAATGACCATTCTCTTGTGCAATGGTACGCATGATGACTTCTAAGGAAGTAGATTCACCACGAGGACCCTCAGATGCTTGGGAAGCACTAGGGCCACTAGCAGGTAGGCCAGCACTAATGCGTCTAAGGGTAGCGGAAGTCTTAATGAACTCCAGCAGCATCTTCGGTGACATCATCTCGATCAATTCATCTTCCTGATCGTCAAGGTAAGCCGTTGCAATTGACATCAAGCGATTAGCCAAGATGTAATGATCATCCTCAGTTTCGATCGCTCTCCGTTCACGCTCTTTTCGACGATGTGCTGCATTGAACATGTCATAGCTACGGGCACGAGGAGCCCAGAAATACATCTCATTGAAGCTATGAAGGTCTCCGTTCGAGATTTGCTGAGGGAAGGAGGGATCATCTTGAAGGATGTAGATCTGTCTCGCACCGCTCCTGGACTGACGAAGGTAAAGCTCAAAACACTTGTAAGCTTCCGGCGGTTCGAAGGGAAGCTGAACCCAAAACGGTACACCATCATATGTAGGAAAGCCTTCATGGTAGCTCAAGGGGTAGTAAGCACTACGCACATCAGGATGGTTTGCTAAGGAAGGAGGCTGTGAAGAAGCCTGATCGAAGATAGAGATTGGAGATGCAAATCGTGCAGGCGATCCATTGGAGTTTGGACGGTCATCGTCATGTGTGTCGTCATGAGTGACATCTCCGACGTGGAGGCCCTCGTAAGAGGTTCCAGGAGCAAGGGGATCACCTGCGATAGCTTGGGAGCCCTTGCTAGACGTCCCAAGCAAAACTGTTGGATCCGGTAATAGATCCGGGCGATAAATTCCTTCTGGAAGTCCGAGTTGGTTCAGCGTAACAGACTTCATGAGCATAGAAACTAATCCATGCTGAGTAGAGGGGGAGCTCTGGAGATGTGTTACGAGACCGACCATTATTAATTATAAGACTCAGAGATGGAAAAAATCAACAGGAATCTTATAGCATGTTGAAATTAATCGAGATGGGGCTTGCGATTTTAAAGGAGAAATTTCCTGCAAAATTTTAGAAAGGATAGAGGTACATATGGCCTGACATCTGAGGGTTAAAATCCGGAAAAATTTTTTACGCTCCTGATGCCTTTATAAGTATATTACAAAAAGTCGTAACTTAAAGTTACTTACTTACTTTAGTTTGTAACATAGTACTAATAAACATACAAACATAGTAGTTTTATATCATATTATTTTGTAGTATCAAAAAATAAAATGTATATTATATTTATATGAAGTTCAATTATGAATTTCATTTTATAAAGAAAGAAAAGACCATGACAAACGAAAAAACAAAAACTAAAACAACTACAACTACTACTCAAGACTTCGATCAAACGAAGTTTAAAACAAAGAGTGAAGCAATTAGATACTTAGCTTCTACTGGTATGAAACGAGCTGATATAGCAAGATGTTTCACGCCTAACTTATTGTATCAACATGTTAGAAATGTGTTGACTCAACCAATCAAAAGAAAGTAAGTAATAAGAATAAGTAGTTGGTCTTAACAACCAACTACTTTCTTCTTTTGTTTGTAATAAAGGGTGGCCCGGTCCCGGGGCCTAGCGGCTACCCTATGCACGGAGGCTCTCACATGCAGGCATTCATTATAGGCATTCTTCTCGCCACGTTACTCTTCACCACCCTCTTACATCTAATCTAATTCCTCCTTCCATCCCAATCTACATCTTCATCTCCGTGAAGCAATGGGCGTCTTAGTCAAGAAACTACACTGGCCTCCTGGGCCTTAAGATATCGTGCCTAACTCTTGTGAGGTATTTGCCATTATCTCGCAGGAGGCTAGGGACCGACTTAGTCAGCCTAATTTGGCAACTCAAGCGGTCTCAAACATCTGTAGGCCGTCAAAAAACAATACTTCTGCCCAGGACCTCCCTACATCCCTGCTACCTCCTACCTCCTATTACACACTCGTCCGCCCGACCGAGCTACTGACACGCATTATTTTCGGGTGTCGGTTCAGGTTTTTATTTTATAATTAATTATAAATATTAGGAATAGTCCTAATATAAAAAAGGAACGTACCATGACAAACCTAAATAGTCTTACCGACGCAATGATGATCTACCAGGGCTGGATTAAAGATGACCTAATCGAAGACCGGATGGAATATTCGGTCGAGGACTTACAGAAGGCCTATCCGGACCTTAGTGACCAAAACATAAAGTACCTGACAGAACTACTTAATGATGTGCGAGCCGGTAAGGGCATTATTAATTTAGACTATTCGGGCGATCTGATCAAAGAGGTCATTGGGGAGGCATGTCATCAGGGCCTCGATGGTTGGTCAGAGATCGAACAAGCGACTATTACGGCGTTCCTACGTGATATAGGACTAGCTTGCAGCCTAAGTCAGTAACCTACAATAAGGGTCGGGCATTACGCCCGATTTCTTGTACGTTTTAGGGACCAGTCCGTCCTTGTGTCGTTCCGACAAAAATCTCCGGACCGCCCCGTCGCGCCCATCCGTCCACAGATTTTAAAATAAGGCCCGCAATTTATTTGATAGTCGACCAGCATATTTTTAGTGAATGGTCCCAGGATATAATATAATATATAATTATAGGGTGAATGGTTCAGCCTATGTAAACCAACCAAGGAGACCAACTATGACAAAAGTTAAAAAAGTACAGACCGAAAAACAACCAGCGACCAAATCGGACCTCATTTACGATCCGACAATGTTCAAGACTAAGTCTGAGGCGATCCGTACGTTCGCTGCCCAAGGTCATTCAAGGGCCGATATTGCGCGGTCGATGGGTATCTTGTACCAACATGTTAGGAACGTCTTAACTGCTCCAGTCAAAAAAGGACAGCAATAATGGGACAGGAACTTCCAGTCCATATTCCGTACGAATGGTACGACTATGACGAACCGATAACAACCGACGAATAAGGGAACGAACCGGTCTTAACAACCGGTTCTTTTTCTGTCCCATAAGGCCCGAGTGCCCAAAAGCAGCGGTCGGCCCGTCGCGCCTAAGACCTAGCCGTCAAATTTTCGGACCGACTAGTCCCTTGAGTCGCGCCTGACGGGCAGTCGGTAGTAGTTGCGCCTTCGTCGGAAATACCCTCATTTGACCCAATTTGGACTCTTGCTACCTACACGGAAATTATATTATAATAATTATAATGGGAATTATCCCATTACCAACCGAAAGTAGTTATATGACAGACGCACAACCGAAACCGACAAAAACCTACACGATACGTATGGAAGTATCAACTGACTTAACTGCCGAACAAGTACATGAATATCTATGTAAGGCGGTCCACGAAATGGATCAGGACAGCTTAGAACCACTTATGGACAATGTGGTCGATATTACGTTGTTAGATCCGGATCAACTTCCCTACTATACAATATCCGACGAGGATCAAAAGAAGGTCTTTGACTATATAACAGACGGTAATGACCGTAACGACTTAATTACCACTATATGTGAGCGCCTTACTGAGCAGGAGGTAACGGAAATATTAGGGAGGGAACAACTATGACATACACGTTTAAAGAGGTTGGTACTAAGTCACCTAACATGGTTGCCTATTTTGACGAGCTACGTGCGTTGGGCGTAACAGAGTCAGACATATCGGAGATATCGATCCTGATATGTCAGAAGGTCGCTAAGACCCTAACCGCACATGAGACGGAGCAACAACCATGAAACATTTCGGTTCTGGGATCACCATAGCGACACTTTGGATCTGGGCGATCGTACATATTTTGTCATAACCAACTAAGACGGTCTAAGGAGGCCGTCTCTTTTTGGCCTGAAATGACCGGACGCAGTCGTCGGCCCCACGCTAATCGGCTAGCTAGGGCGCTTACTCCCGTTCGGTCGGTCGTTAGCTCCGGCTCATACGGCGGTCGTAGTGGCTGCAACTAGTCAGTTGGTGTAATTTAGTACGATGTCAGTACTTCAGTAGTATAAGTACTTTGTGCTACCTTATTATTTCTTATATAGGGAATTTTATATAAGGATATGTACATAACTTTATATAACCTATAGGATTTCTCCTCAAACATCTTTTTCTAACATAGAAATATTACTAATATTAAATTATTACTATTTTGATACTAACACACTCACTTAAGAAACAAAATCATCAACAATTTCAACTAGTTAGCTTGCCTTGACTTTCCCTACTAATTACCTCTTTAGAAGTACTTGAGGTTTAATTCATAAAGACATACAAAGTTATACTAAACTTTACGACAGTCAAGTGCTTTTCAAGTCGT